TCCGCAAAATCATCTGTACTCATACCAACTTCATCACCATCTTCAGTTTTTAATACTATTTTTGTTGGCATGTGAACAATGTTATCATCCCAATCAAACGCATAATATTTCATATCTGGAGTTCCCTTACCTTTAAATCCCTCTATAAGTTGTCTTTTCATACTTGGCTAATAAAGGGAGTACAAATTGTACCCCCCTTATGTTTATTAAATATTCTCAAACGAAGCTCCTGTTGGAGTAATGAAGAACTCGATATCGATGAATTCTAATGCCTTCGTAGGTTTTAAGTAAATTTTACCTGTTAATGTGTTTCTATCTAAATCTTCAGGTGAAGATGATACAGTTACACGGAAATCGTATAAACCTCTGTCTCTTCTAATTGAATCCAAAATAGGGTTAACACTATCCAAGAATTGTTGTCTAACGATTTGGTCGTTTTGTTCGAACAATAATCTTACCGCCACAGCTGAAATTAACTTACGAGCTTGAAGTAATAATCTTCTTACGTTCAATCTATTAAGTGCCGTGTCAGCAATTTGTAATGTTTTATTACCCCAAATCACGGTTCCAACATCAGAGAAAGTTGCAATAGGATTAATTCTACCTTGATACAATGTATCTCTATCAGTTTGAGTAAGTTTTTGTCTAGCTTTGATTGAGTTTACAAGACCTCTTGTGTAACCCGCAGATGCGAACCAAGGGAATGAAATGTTATCAGTCAATGCTAAGTTTCTACAAACCTCACCTGTTGGTGGTAAATAAATCTGTGTATTGTTTACAGTGTCTCTTGTTAAAATCCAAGGGTAGTAAGTAGCAGTATAGTTAGAATCAATACCTGTATTATCCAAGTTGTCAACCGCTTCTTGTGAATAGATAATATCCAAAGAACTTGTTGAGTCTGGTGTATACATTTGGTAGTCAGGAGTGGTACAGATATAAACTGAGTCAGCTCTTGAGTATTGAACCATGTCAATAGCTTCTTCTACAAGATTAGAATTGTTAATATAGTCAATACTAGCACTTGCAAATATATTAATGTTTGTTGCTTCAGGATTTGCAAATGACAAAATACCAAGTAAATACGCGTAGTAGTCAGTGTTTGCAAAATCTTGTGTATTATTTTGAACCACAATTCTTTTGAATAAACCATCACCTGTAGCTGTTGGGTATCTTGAAGAAGGTGCAAAACCTGCCAAGAAACCTGAAGAACCCAATTGGAATCTGTCTTGGTTAGTTCTAAACTCTCTATAAATATCCCAACCGTCAAATCCACCCGCAAAACATACAGTGTATTTTCTTGAGTAGATAAAGTAGTATGGATTTTCTTGTGTTCCAGGGTCTTCTCTAAATTCCGCAACACCACATTCAAACGCTGTTTGACCACTTGTTTCTGAAGTGTTCGCAATTGTAACTACAGTTGCTCCTGAATCCATGTGGAAACCTTTACTTAAATAATTCCATTTGAATGAATCAGTTGCCAACGCCCAATTTGATTGTGGGTTTTGTTTTCCTTTATATGTTAAGAATGATTCATCAATTCCGTATTGTGTTGAGAAACCTAAGTAAGTTCTTCTTATAGTGTCTCCTGGAGATTCAACAGTATTTGAACCACCAACAGCAGTTCCAAAAGGTGGGTTAGAAATAACCTCTCCTGGATAATCATACTTTGTTTTAAATTTAGGATATGGTGATGGGTAAATCGCAGCATCTTCATATTCTCTTTGTGTGTAACCGTAGAAACCACAAGGTAAAGAATCTATTGGATATTCATTTGCCATTTCAACCATGATGTATTTTGAAATCAACGCGAACTCACCATTAGATGAACCGATTTTTTTCGCAATAAAGTTATTTGAAGCTGGGTCCATAACACAATTCGTGAATTTTTCAATTACAACAGGATTTGCATCAGTGTCAAAGAAATCTCTAACAAATACGTCAAATGACATATTATTATATGATAAGTTAGCAATTGAAACTTTAATTTCCGTGTTTGCACTATCACCATCCGAGATTGAAATGAACTTAAACAAATTATAAACCTTGTTACCTCTTAATTCAGAAACTAAGAATGGTGTTTCAGGTGATTGATATTTTTCTAAATTCCATGCAATTGATTGACTTGACTGACTTCTTGCATCAGGTAATGCAATTAAATCACAATTTAAACCACGAATATATCCTTGATTGTATGCGTAATTTAAACTTCCTTGATATACCTCTTCAACATAAATTGGTACTTCAAATCTTGATTTTCCAAAATTATCAACACCTAATACTTTAGTAATATATTTTGCCGAAGATGCTAATAAAGAAGTTTCCAAAGCAAATGTATCATTATCTTTAGTAACACCTGAAAGTAAGAAAGTACCATATGGTGTTTCTGTAATACCTGAATATTGTCCTGTACAAATTAATTGTAAGTTATTAGGAACCCAAGCATTATCATTATTGTAATCAATACCTACTTCATAAACAGGTCCGTGATTTTCACTTGTTGAACTATTAGTATATAATGAAATACCTCTTGAACGAAGAGTTGCAACAACCATGTTATTAAAATCAGTATAAGCAGTACCTGTAAAAGTATATGAATTACCTGTAACGGTACCAGTAAAACTACCACTACCACCTGAAACTAAGTTGGTAACTGAATAGTAGAATGAATATCCACTATAGTTATTTCCCGATGTAATATCAAAGTTTGCATAATACCAAGGGTCGTTTGATGCTGCAGATAAATCATTAAGGTCAAAATTGTTAATACAATCATATGGGTTTTGAACCGTTGGATATGAATTAATAAGAGCACTATATTCTATATTTGGAATTGCTCCGTATATTACAGATGTTGTTGCAGATAATGATGGTGTATCAATAATATCTCCTAAATAAACATCAAAGTCTGTTTGTATTGTTGATACAGAACCGTCTTGTAATCTATATTGTACGTTTAAATTTGTCTGTACTTCAGATGGTAAATCATTAGTGTCTAAAAATGTAACTGTACTTTCTGAAGAATTTCCTGTAAATGTTGCAGTAAACGTTGTTGCGTTTGACGGTACACCAATTGTTGTTGGGTCAACATTGGCAATTAATGAAAGACTCCAAGACGGACCCGCATCATAACCTGACAATCCTAACACCCTTGTAACAAATAATTGATTTGATTGTTGTAAGTATGATTTAGCAATGTATGCCGCTTCATATTTTGGGATTTGAGTGTTATAAAATTTAACAGGTTCGGTTCCCCCAAAATATGCTTGGAACTCATCGTAATTTGTTATGAATACTGGTTCGAATGCTGGACCTTTTAGTGTTTCTCCAACAAGACCTAAAGTCGTTACCCCGACACTTTGGGCTACGAAAGATAAGTCGGTTTCAGATGTGTAAACGCCTGGTGATACGAATACTTTTTGATTTGCTTGTGCTGTTGCCATTATTAAATTATTCTGTTACAGATTTATTTTATAGATAAATATTCGAGTTTTTACGAAAAAACTTTACTTTTAGATAAGTATTAATAAAGAGTATGAATTAATTCTACCTTTTTTCCTACCATGAATAACAAGAAAGAAATAAAGAATATCAAAATATCCCCTGAATCACATGATATACTAAAAAAGTATTGTGAGAAACGTGGAATAAAGATTTATAAATTTTTGGAGAATTTAATCGTTGAAAAGTGTAAAGAGAAGAAAGATATCTACGGAGAGGATTAAACTAATTTGTTTTCGTATATCACAGTTGATTCTTGAGTATCGTCATTTTTTATAACATCCACTCTTAAAATATCATTGGTTGTTATTTCAATTACTTGAAGGTCGCTACCATAATAATCGTTGTTAATATAAACATCAAAACTGTCAACATTATCAGTTGATATTAAATTCATATTTGCTGTGAAATCAATTCTATCTGTTAAAGAGGTATTTCCTGAAACAAATAAAAATGGCATTTGAAACTCATCAGGATTTTCAGGATATTTTTTTCTTTTTTGTTTTCTTGATGAAGTATCTATCTCAATTAATTGTGTAACTCTTTGAATTGCGGGTTTAACCTCAAACTCATCTTCATCAATTAGATAACCCAACATTGTAAAGTCATAACTTTGAACATAGTATTTTCTTGACTCAATATTCATTTGAGACTCATCTGAAACATTATCCATAACAATTGGAACATATTGTCCTTTAATAAAGGTATATGCCTGTCTTGACGCGAATGTTTGCATAACCACTTTATTAAGTTGGTTAAGTTCTCTCATTCTATTACAAATAATTTTAACACTATATTTTATATCTACAGGTACAGGTTGTGGAATTGTATAAATGTCCATACCTTGCTCATTACCATTCCAAGTTGGAACGGATGCATAATAAAATTGTTTTCTATTTGGAATTGTATATTGAAGTGATGGGTTTGTACCATACTTAACTTCAGGATTTCTAACAACAGTAATAAATGGTGGTGAAGGGTTATAATCCATATCCACAAATTTCCAAGTTTCTAAATATTGGGACCAATTTTGTGTTGTAACAATAATATCCAACAATGGTACTATTTTTCCTGCGGTGACAACCTCAAGTTCTGTTTTTACAAAATCTAACATACCTCTATCTAAATCGGCATGTAATACTGACTTAGGTAAATAAGTTCCATCATCTTTAATATATTCTAAAAGTTGTTCTCTTCTTTCAGATAAAACTTTTTTTGGTACTAAAGGTAATGTTGGTTTAACTATTGTTCTTGGTAATGGCATATTAAATATTTTTTTTTTAAATTAGT